ATATATACAAGAGCAAAAAAAAAGACCCCCACCGAAGTGGAGGTCTTTAATTTTTAAGTTTTTCTTATTGCTTATGCTTCAAAACTTGCACCAGTTGGTGTAAGATTGAAATCAAGAATAACAAACTCTACTGCACGTGCAGGTTGTAAGAAGATTTGACCATATAGAATATTTCTATCAATCAAGTCTGGAGTATTGTTGGACTCATCCATGATAACACGGAAAGCATACAAACCATGACGTTGTTGAACATTTTCCAAGAATGGATTTACAATGTTCAAGAATTTGTTTCTTGTAGCAGCCACATTTTGTTCGAAAAGCAAGAATCTTGCAGAACTTGCGATGAACTTCTTGAGGTTGATAAGCAAACGACGTACGTTAACTCTGTCTAATGCACTTGCACGACGTTGTAGGGTCTTTTGACCGAAAGCAACGATACCTTGTCCTGGGAACGCAGCGATTGGATTAACTTTACCTTCATAAAGTGTATCTCTTTCTGCGAAGTTAAGACGATCCATAACGGTAACCGCAGCCTCGATTCCACCACGATTTAAACCAGCAGGTGCAAACCACTCAGCAGCCGTTTTATCGTTAGCCGCATAAACAGACATCATAAGTGATGATGGTGGATATGGTTGCAATACGTTGGTTGCAGGATCAATAATCTTAACCCAAGGATAATATGTAGCCGCATAGTTACTATCAATAGTAGATACTTGTTGAACTGCATCGTCTACACGACCTGGTTGGTTATTAGCACTTACGCAATCAAGAATATAGAAACAATCTTCACGACTTTCGCAAAGGTCTACACCCCGATTAATTACAGTTCTATGCAAATCTAAACTCAATCCAGGAGTTGTTATCAAGTTGATATCGAACTCGTCTTGGTTACTAAGAGCTGCGAATGCACGAATATATCCTTTAGTTCCACTTGAGAAACGTTTACTACAATCAAGACCTTGTACGTTACTTTCTGTAATATCTTTTCCTAAGTAGATTGGATGTGTTGGAGCTCTTCCGTCAAAACCACCTTGAAAACCAACAAGGAATCTTCTAAGTTTTGCAGTAGCAATTTCTTCTACTTGCGGTGGATTTGTTGGAATTGCATCAACTGCATATTCTGTTGTTTCTCCGTCAACTTCTTCAGTAACCACACCAGGTTCATCCATATAGTATCCTGTTCCAGCATCATCAGCACCAAATGGTAATGGTTGAAATAATTCAAGAGTATTTCTTGCAGAACGAGGTTGTTCAAGAATTCCGTCTGGACTTCCTTGGTTAAATACTGCTCCGTTGAAGTATCTTCCTGGTTGTCTTTCGTATTGAGATGCGTGTGAGTATTTAGGTGTTCCTGTTTCTACACCTGCGATTGGTGAGAAGTAAGAACCATGACCATATGGCATAGCATTTGCAGGTGCAGTGCTATCAAATGGCATTTCAATACGAATCCAATTACTTGAATTAACATAGTCACCATAGTCAACTAATTTACCCTTGTTGTTGATTGTTGTAAAACGATCACCAATTACACGTGGAAGATAACGAGGACTCAACGGATCAAGTGTCACCCCATCATAATTTTCAATTACGTTTTGACCACGATCATTATCATTGAATGCACGAACAATCAAACTAAATGTTCCATAGTCTGAATCTTGAATAGAACCTGGTGTTCTAACATTATAGATACCGATTTTAATTTCTCTATTTGCACGAGTTCCTTGGTTGATTGTCCAAACTTTAAAAAGATTGAATCTTCTACCACTGATTTTTTGTGACTGAATCCAAGGTGTTTCCGCAGGACGACAACTAAATGATACCGCACCTGGTTTCCAAGGATCATCAAGAACTTGCTCGGTTGTTGGATCTTCGTATTCAAATATAAGTGCTTCACTTGAAGTTTCTACTTCAACCTTATACTTTGCACCATTCATTACATTATTGAAAACTTCTTCTTGAGTGTTTTCAAAATATGAATAAAGATATGCAGGTTCAACATTCTTCTTTGGTGTTCTTCCGAAAATATTTTGAATACTATCAGGTGCTTTTGAATCGATACTGAATACATAATCAGAGTCATAGTTTGATTTTAAACTCTGAATACTTTCAATAACGTCACCACTATTTTCATCGACTGAACGTACTGTTCTTCTAAGATAAAGTGTTGTTTCAAAATTACCAACGATAACTTCGTTACCTTCTTCATCGATAACTTCACCATCATAATACATCAATGCGGATTCGCTGTCGATCATAGAACCTTCAAATCCGTCATAAGTAGCATCTATTGCAGGTTGACCATTGTCTGCCCACAATGTATTCGCAAGAACACCGATAACTGCTTCGTCACCAACTTGAATTTCTGATTCTCCAGATCCACTCAATGTGCCACTTAATGTGCCACTGAAATCTGCTACGTCTTGTACGACTGCTTTAATGATAAGAGCATTCTCTTGTTTATATCCTCCGAGGTCTCCTACACGAACAATAGTTACAACACCTTGGTGCTTTAAATATTCACGTGCGGTGAATGGTTGATAATATTTTCCTTCAGGAATACCGAATAAATCTTCTAGTTCCGCAACAGTTCTTACGATTGTGGGTGAGTATGCAGGACCACGACTAAACGGTCCAATTACTGCACCTCCAATCTCAGAAATACCTTGAGATAGAAACGTGTTATCGATTTCCTTTGTGAATACTGCTGGACTTACAATTCTTTCTGCCATCTGTTATGTCTCCTTATGGGTTATGGGTTGAAATTATGGATTTTTTATTAAACTTTATTGATAAATATGTTCTGAAAATTTGAAAAACATTATATTTATCAAATAAATTAACTTCTGATATAGAATCCAGACTCTAAGTCTATTTCCCCATCTCCGTATTTACGTACTATTCTTTCTTTGAAGTTCTTTTCTTTCTTTTCGACCTCTTCGTATAACAGAGTATATTCTTGTTCAAAGTTTTCGATTTTTTTTCGTTCTTGTTCAAGATGTTTTTTTTCTAAAGAAAGTTGTCCAAATTTTATTAAAACTTCTTGATACTCGGTATTAATCATTAGTATCTCAGATAGTTCATCTTTGGTTAATTTAGTTTCATTTTTTTTCATTACCATTAGAATATCTTATATGGTAAAAAAAATCAAGAAATATATTTTATTGTTATTATTTCTACCGATGATTCATGTGTAGATATTCTTATAGTTTTATCATTTAATGAAATCGTATGTGATTCATCTTTTTTCATATAAATCTCACTATCACTTTCATAATCAAATATAAAATAATCCTCTTCATCTACTACATCAACTGCAACTTTATATTCAGTATCTTCTATTGACAATGTATATGACTCTTCATCATTCCAAATTCTGATTTCAAATTCATCTCCAATGTCACCGACCAAAAATAATTCAGTATTTTTTCTATTGAAAATTAAATTCTTTTTAAAACCAGCATTTTTAATAGATTGAGGTCGTGATGACATACTTGGTGTATCTGAAATAACTTCTGTTCCAAATAAAACTTTTCGATTAGTTAGTTTTCTTTTTGTGGTTTTTGCATTATCAAACATTTCAGGGATCAAATAAGCATTAACCGTAAGTGTAAATGTTGTGTTCACAACTCTATCATCATCCGATGGAACTTCCACACTATTTGAAAATGTATCCACACCTACACGGAATTTTAATCTATCTGGGTCTCCCCAATAATCATTACTTGCCCAATTAATTGCCTCAACAAGTGTGTTCATTTGTTGTACATATTCGGTTGTCATTGTAAAGTCATAATTCAATAATACATGATCAGGAAAAGTTACATTATGAACTTCCATTACAGGTTTGCTTTGAGTTAACGCAGAAAATTTATCGTACATATTCTTTTTATCAAACTTTTTTACAAACGGAACACTTAAATGACGGTTGAATGTTACAAACGAATCGTCTTTAGAAACACTTGTTCTTGTAAAAATGATCATGGGTTTTTGCACCTGACCTTTAGAATCACGATAAACTCCATCTGCTTGAATTGCTCCCCATCTCTCAGGAGACGCATGACGAACTGGAACTTGCAATAACTCACCATTCGCAGAATCAACTTGAGGATTAATAACATTTACAAAATATTCATATAGAATGTTGTCAATATCCATAAGTGTTATTGAGTATTTTTCAAACGAAGTATCTTCAGCAGTATCCATTCTAAGTTTATCAGAACGATTATCAGAGTATTCTGATTTATTTGACTTCTTTAAGTTAGACATATATTTGTTGTTACTTAAAGTTGGTGGACTTGTATTTAGTTTTGCTTTAAATGTTTTCTCGTCGGTTCCAGAGAGTTTTCTTAAAGTAATAAACGGATTATTTACATTGTCGTAATTCATTATACGTTTCTCTCGGTAAGATTTATACGACTTTGTCTAGTTAAGTGTGCATTGCATACTAAACTATAATTCTTTTCTGGTTGACCACCTAAAAATTGATTTTCTATTACATTAGAAATTTCAAAATAAGCATTTTCCCATTCTACAATATCACCAACTTGTGGATATATGTTTTTAAGTTCACACAATTTTTGATGGAATTTAAATATAGTTCCTTTTTTAACATCAGGACCAAACCCTTCGTATATTGTTGATTCAGGATCAGTTTCTACCAAACATCCGGTTTCTACACCAGGAAAATATATTTTGTCAATTGCCTCTCCGTATACATTTGGTTGAGTTTCTTGAGCATTTATTTTAAATATTACAACGACTTGTTCTATTATATCACTTAACAATTCACCATTAAGACTATTCATAAACCGGACATCACGTTTTGAAAAATACCTACCTCTTGACATCTCATTATCCTATATATAAAAAGTTTGGGACCTTTCTTAAATTTTCCTGTAGATTATCTGATACTTGATTTAATTGCTCACTTGTTGTACTGCGACTTGTTACTTCTAAATCTTCTCGTAGTTCGGTTATCAACTGTTCTTTTTCTTGTTGTGCTTCTGCTCTTAAAGCATCTCCGTCTAATGATGTTTCACCACCTGGAATTGGAATGCTTTGATATTTTGAACGAATTGCTCCCAACAATTCTTTGCACAATGATAAATAGTATTTCATTATCCATCGTTTTCCTACATCGTTTATTCCAGAAAAACTATGAAATTGATATGGAACATTACTAAAGTCAGTAATTGTACCATCTGTTGTTGTATTTGATGAAGTAGATACAGATGTAGAGATTCCTGGATCTACACCTGTTTGTGTATTATCGATTACAACGTGCTGAGTTGTTTCTTCGGTAACACTTGTCTGCGTCTTTGGCATTGTATTAAACTCATCTGCATCAACATAGTTTTGAACTGCAGCTATATCTCGTTCTCGTTTATACACATAATCAAACCACAATGTAAAATCTTTTTCAGGTACAGGAAATAAAGTAAGTTTATTATTTACTATTTCAAAACCATATGCACTTCTACGTATTTGTTCATTAAACTCGATTGCTTGTAAACGCATTAAATCTTCGTTTACAGGACGAAGTAGAAATTGTGTTCCAACAGGAGACATTCCTGCCCAATTAAATTCACTCAATATATTACTATGACTCATACCAGAATTAGACATTGGATCATAGATTTTATTTAATGCAGGTGGTGGATTATGAAATATTCTTTTTACCTCAATTTTTTCAGGTCGTTTTTCACCTGTTTTTGCATCAATATAATATTTGTCAAATAATCCTTGTAGGTCATATGTTTGTACACCTTTTTTTACATTTAGTTTTTGCTTTCTCCAATCTACATTACCACCAACACCTACTTCCGCACCATATGCTTCCGATAATTTTAAATAAAACGGAAGTGGTTGTGTGTTCATAACTGTAGTAGTTAAATTTACACTAGACGATGTACCTTTTAAACTATATAAGTTTTGCTTAATAGAGAATTGATTGATTTGTCCTGAATATTCTGTTACTGCTTCTTCAAAACAAGCATAAAATTGTGTATCTATCATTTCAACATCAACCACAGGATACCCAAGTCTTCTTGCAGCCCAATCAGCAGCTCTAGGTGCAAATGATACAAAATCAGAATCTTCATCAAAGAATCCAAATGGTGTTTTGCCTACGGGTGTTGTTACAACTCCCTCCCATCTTATTCTTTCTAGTTCAGGGTTTTCGTTATTCTCCATGTGTATAAATATTATGCTATATTCATAATCGTTATAAAATAAAAGAGGGGTTCAAAAGAACCCCTCTTAAATTTTGTGTTATCCTTAACAGAATTACAGAGAATCTGTACCTGATACGGAGAGTTTTCCGTAGAATTCTGGACGAACCATCTTCTTAGCATAACGAGTCATTACTCCACGACGTGGTGTGAAGTTAATTGGATCGTATACCAAAGGAGTTTGGATCAACGGAATGTACGGAGCATAAACTGCACCAGTTTCAAGGAAGTTTGTTCCGCGGAATCCGATAAGAACATCACCACTTGTCATGTATGGGTTCTTATAGACTTGGAAACGATTGTTCAATGCACCGACCTTGGTAACACCCATTGCGAACTGAGACTGATTTCCGTCTGTGTCAGCTGCGTATCCTGGGATACTTTCAAGAACGGTTGCTACTTGTGGAGAACAAACCAAGAAGTTTGCACCACCACGAAGAGTCAATTGATGAATTGTGTTACTCACCTTTTGAATCTTTGTGCCGAGCTTTTGGAACAATGTTCCTTGAGTCTCACCACCTTGTAAATCAGCAGCCGCATCGAATGTACCGCCGTCTGTATGTGCGTTAACGATAAGCATATCGAGAATTTCCAAATCAATTTCCATTGAAACATACTCGGAAAGAAGAGAAGTCAATTCTGCTTCTGCGTCAATACTATGATATGCGTTAAGGTCTTGTGCTAACTCTGGTGTCCAAACTGCTTTCAACTTACGTGTCTTTGCAACGATTGGTTCACTTTTGAGTTCCAAGTTAACTTCAGGAATACCGATGTCTTTTTGAAGTCCGGTGTCAGCTGCGTTTTCAGAGTCACCAAGATTATCTTCAAAGTCACCACGGGTAATGTCTGTTGTTTGTGCATGATAATGTAACACTCCGTCTGCCTGTGCCTTGTTTTCACCGTCAAGTTGTGATTCTGTGCCGTCAGCTGCAACCACTTTGAACGCACGAACACTTTCTAAGTCTGCATCAGCAGGGATAGCACCACCAATTAAGATGTCTATTTTCTTGTCATTGATTGAATAACCATGACGTCCTGCTCCGTAAAGACCACCTGTTGCTTCATCGGTTGAACCGGGTTTTGCGTTTGATGATCCACCGAAAAGACTTCCACCCGATCCTTGGAGTGATTGATCTGTTCCATACTTAAAGTCTAAGTAGAAAATCAATCCGGACGGAAGATTCATTGGTTGAACGGAAACGAATTCCTTTGATGCGATTTCTGCGAACACACGACGTACAAGTGGAAGTGCTACTCCACTCCATTCTTCTGAATTAGTAGATGTTCCTGTGCGTGATGCTTCATCGATCAACTGCTTTGCTTGGTTTTCTAAAAGAATGGACATACCACTCTTTTCTGTGTCAGTAGAAATACCTTCAAGAAGTCCTGTTTTTTCCCATTTTGTTACCAAACCACGGGTTTCTGCCATAAGACGTTCTTGAGGATTACTACTTTCTTTTAATAATTTACTGATTTCACTCATTTTAAGATTTCCTCTTTTTGAATTGTTTTATTATGATTTTATACCTGCAAGTTTCTTAAATCTGTTGGCCATGTCATCGCCTTCAGATAAAATCTGCTTGGAGGGTTTTGTTGATTTTATTGCCTTGGATGCAATTCCTTCGGTCAAAGGATTCTTTTCAGTTTTTTCCTTTCTAACCTTGTGTGTTTTTTGGACAGACTCAGTTTGTGAACCGAATGATTCACCAAGAGTTGCGTATACTAATTTTGCTTCACGAACATTCTTTGTGAGATCAAAACTTTCTACAACTTTGATTTTTTGATCTTCATTTAATCCAAATTTCTTAAACAACTTATTTGTGTAAAGCAATTTTGCATTAAGAAGATTTACTTCATTTAACTTACCTCGCAAAAATTTATAAACCTTGCGGTATTCATCATTTTCTTTTTGAAGCTTTTCGTTTTCAGTTTTAAGTTCAGAAATTTCTGAATCGTCTTCTGTTTCTTCAATTTTGGTTTCTTCTTCAAGTTCCTTGAGGATTTCTTCAAGATTGATTTCTTCGTCGTCTGATTCAACTGCTTCTTCCTCTTCAGATTCTGTTTCTTCAGACTCTTCGGATTCTTCTACAATTTCTAAATCTATTTCTTCATCAATTTCAGCAACTTTGTCGCAGTTGTCATCTTCATTTCCAACTTCAGCACTCTGCTTCTTGGTTTCTGGTGGTAATTCTTCATCGTCACTATCTGCGATATTTACGTGTTCGTCTCCACCTTTACCAAGTTCACTTGAACTTGATTGTTCTTCGATTTCTTCTGCTTCTTCTTCCGACTCATCGTCTTCGGAACATGAAGATTCCTCAATTTCTTCTTCCTCTTCTTCAGACTCCTCGTCTGCATCTGCGGATTCTTCAATTGCTTCTTCTTCTTCTTCGTCTTCTACATCAAGTTCTTGTTCAAGTTCTTTGATGATAGATTCCAAATCAAATGAATCTTCTTCAATATCTTCTTCTTCTTCGTCAGAAAGATCAAGTTCTGGTTCTTCAGATGCTACTTCTTCTTCATCAGCAACTTCTTCTTCATCAGATACTTCAATTTCATCTTCTGCTGGAATTTCTTCCTCTGCTTCACCTTCGTCGTCTTCGGAGTATGAACCCTCTTCAACTTCATCAGAAACTTCTACTTCTTCTGATTCTTCGTCTTCAAGATCAAGTTCTTCCTCTTTTAACTTCTTGGTAAGCATACTCTGTAAACGTGGTGCGAAAGCTTCTTCAAGAGCAAGTCTTGCATTTGCAAGAGCTGTCTCACGAACTGCCTTGGCATCCACCATAGCTTCTTTAAGTAATTTACTCATGGTTAATTATCCTTAATATTGTGTTGGTAAAGTCATTTTATGGGACTTCAAATAATTAAAACCTTTATATTGTGTTTTTAATGGGTAAAAACATTTTAAAAATAAATATATACTTATATTCAAAAATATTAAAAAATATATAAAAATATTTAAAAAAAGGAAGATTACTTCCTTTTTTTTTGTTAATTAAGTGTTTTTGTGTAAAATTTATAGAATTTTCTTACTCCCAAGCATTCTATTGAGTTTCTCTGCCAAAGTAATCTTTGTCCAATTCTCACGAACCTTGTAAGTTTTTCCGTCAACTTC